GGCTATTTTACCTATGGGTTTGAAGGTGAAAGTAAGGAAGAATCTAAACTACATGAAACTTCCTAAATTCGCCCAAAAAATCTATGATTCAATAAAAGGTGCATTGAATGGATTAGGTGGTGCGGTGGAATGTAGCGACGGCACATTATTAGAAATAGGCGTGTATATTAAGACACCTACGTCTAAGAAAGTAAGTGTAATCCCCTATAAAAAAGGTAGGTTGTTAGATAAGAATTAGAATTTATTTCTAATCCTTAGATCAAAAGCCCCTATTAATTTAGGGGCTTTTTTTTTACCTAAAATATAATTTCAATTCAAATCTACTTTTTTCAACTAAATCTAATTTTTCCAATTTAGGGAGGCGGGGATGCCCTTTTCGCCGAGAAAGACTAGCACACAATGTAGTCCAATTTTTGTAGTTTAATACTATCTGTATAGTTATTAGTATAATATATTACAAGTCAGATATAGATATAGCGGTTTAACGCTGAATTTGGTGTTTTTACGGCGTTTTTATGAATTCTTGGTACATACCCTAGCACACAGCTTATTTTTTAGTTTTTTCAACGTTTTTCTTTTTTTTATAATTTGGGACAGGAGTGCGGTTTCCGATCCAATCTTTAAAAATTTTTGTATAATTTTTTGTATATTGGGTAAAATTAGATACTCTATTTCTATCGCCTTTGCCATTCATGTCATTTTCCTTTCTTTCTTTTAATATTACGTTAGTAATATATTTCTTTCTTTTATATATATATATATATATATATTAGACCAAGCTTACTACGTACTAACAATATAAGGCTTAAAGTACTATTTGTCAAGCATTATTTTAAAAAAGATTTCTCTTGGTTTATATTTTAGGGTGTTTTATATTCTTTCATGAAAAAGAGTAATAAACAGGATGCTAGGCGACATTGTGCTAATTGGAACGGTGGTAAGTGTTTAGGCGCAATGATGTATCGTGAAGACGGTGTTTTGAGATTTGTTCTTGATAAGGACAAGGCAGATAAAGACTGTGCAGTAGAAAAGGGATGTGATTATTTTGATAACATAGTAATACCGGGGATGAATGAAAATAATTAGTCTAGGGCTTGGAATCCAATCAACTGCCATGTATCTTATGAGTTCACTTGGTGAAATAGATAGAGCTGATTATGCTATATTCGCAGACCCGGGTGCGGAACTTCCTGATACATATGAATTATGGGACGAACTTAGTAAGTGGCAAAAAAAGAATAACGGTATAAAACTTGTCAAAAAAACAAAATCATTATATAGCAACATTGTAGAAGGTTTGAATTCATACGGGGCAAGGTGGGCATCAATTCCGGCTTTTACTGAAAGCGGAGGAATGATAAGAAGACAATGCACAGGTGAGTATAAAATTGATGTAGTCATAAAAGAGGTAAGAAAACTTCAAAATCTTAGAAAATATCAAAAAATGAGTCCAGTGGAAATGTGGCTGGGAATATCATTAGACGAAATTCAGAGAATGAAGTTATCTACTTTTCATCGCATCACATACAAATACCCATTGATAGATAAAAAAATAACAAGAAATGATTGTAGATTATATTTAGAAGAAAAAGGATTTATTGATGTAAAAAAATCATCTTGTGTATTTTGCCCATATCATAGCAATGCGCAATGGAAAGATATAAAATCAAATTATCCAGAAGAGTGGAAAAAAGTTTTGAAGGTTGATAGTAAGATACGTGATTTAACTAAGAAAGGAATAAGCGATAGACTTTATTTGCATGCCTCTAGGAAACCAATTGAAGATGCATATCTTCAAGAAGATCAAGAGGAACTTTTTATGTGCGAAGAAGGTTATTGCGGAATTTAATTATGGCATACAATAAAAACGTTACACCAAAACAGATAAAACGAATGGAAAGTGTAATAAACGAAGTAAAGAACAAACAAAGACCTATCAGGGCAGAAGTAATGCCTTGTACTGTCCCAGCTTGGGGCTCAATGAGAAAAGAAGAAAAGGAGAAAGAATGCGAAAAATAGATATTGGCGGTCACGAATATAAAGTAAAATTCATGGATGGCGAAAAAAGCGGTGATGGGAATAAGTATTTGTTCGGGATGAACAATCCGCGTACTTGTGAAATTTTCTTAGATGAGAAGCTTGTTACGTCAAGAAGGAATGAAACTTTCTTACACGAAGTAATTCATGCAATTCTTGTAAATACCGGCTGCGCCCACGATGAGGGGCTTATAGAAACCCTTGCTAACGGTTTTCATCAATTAGGTGTAGGAGAGTACTTGTGGCGAAAAACGGGGAGATAGTTAAGATTATTGAATCTGGCTATCCTGTGATGATGGAAAGATTCTCAGATATAACCAAAGAACAATATGATCTGTTTTGCCGAAAGCAATATGATTACGGTTGTGGCAATATAACGCTTGGCGGTGATCTAGATAATGATGAAGACAGAATGTTTGCGCTGACTGCCTTGGTGATTAGAATGAATGACAAAGTGAACAGGCTGAAGAATATCATTGTAAAACATCGTGGCGAGAATGCTGTGGAAGATGAAACATATATGGATGCTTTTAAGGATTTATCCGTGTATGGAGTTATTGCGCAGTTAGTTGCGGAGAAAGTTTGGGGAAAATGAAAACACTGTTTCTTTATGTAGAATCATTATTCTTAAAATTGATTCTTAGAGTAAGTTGGTTTTTAATCAATCAAGGGAGAAAAAGAGTATGAAGTGGACTAAAGCTGAAATGAATATAATAAGTCAGTACACAAGAACGATGAAAAGCGTTAAAGACATTTGTTTTGAATTGGACGCTTCTGGATTTATGCGTACATATAAATCCGTTACTCGCAAAATAGAATCTATGGGATGGTCTAGGCCCACCGATGTAACTAATACTGGCCTTCTTCCTAGGATATTGATTTTTGATATAGAAACAACTCCTATGCCTGTATGGGTGTGGGATTTTGGAAAGCAATATGTTCCGCACACCAATATTGTAAGAGATAAGTCTGGTGGTCAAAAATTTTGGTATGTACTCTCTTGGGCTGCCAAATGGCTTTATGACGAAAATATCTTATCTGACGTTCTTACTCCAGAGGAAGCGGTTGCTAGGGATGATAAAAGAATATTGGATTCTGTGTGGAAGCTGATTGATGAAGCTGATATTGTAATTGCTCACAACGGCGATCGGTTTGACATAAGGAAGCTTAACGCAAGATTCATACTTAATGATATGAATCCACCATCTCCATATAAATCAATAGACACTCTTAAGATTGCAAGAAAGGAATTTGCATTTAGTTCTAATAAGCAAGATTTCCTTACTAAGACATTTGGGCTTTCGGAGAAACTGAAGACTGAGTTTCAATTGTGGATTGATTGCATGAATGGTAATAAAGAAAGATTAGCTGAAATGCTTAAATACAATAAAGGTGATGTTGTGGGCTTGGAACAGCTTTATCTTAAACTGAGGCCATATATCAAGAATCATCCAAATCTTGGAGTATTAATGGATACTAGTGTTTGCCCTTCATGTGGAAGCAAGAATATTAAACCATCCGATGCTACATACTTTACAAGCTCTAATGAATTTCCTGTTTACAGGTGCGGAGGATGTCATTCACCGTTCATAAGAAGCAAATCTAGTATAAGCACTGGTTCAACGGAATTAAGGAGTATTGCGAGGTAATACTTGACAAAAGTGTATTTAAGGATTATATTATAATATATGCTTGTTCGTAAAATAAAAAAGATTGAGCATGTAGTATATGAAAGCGAGAAGGAGTTTCGCCAATACTGTCCTAATAATGATTTAACTCGCAATTGGAGGGATGGCACCGAAGGTAGCTGGGTAACGACTGACGACGGAAAGGTCTGTCAAGTTCTAAAGCGGGGTGAGCTTAGAAACAGTCAGTCTACGGGCGTGTGTAATTACTATGTTAGGACAGCTATTGGCTCTTTTATTTGCAGAGATGGAGTGAAGATGGAAGGAGACTTTAGAAAGAACATGTACTCTTTCGGGTCTGACGAAACTTCTCTGTACCAACAAAAGATACATAGAAAGAAACCCACTAGAAGGGAATTCTTGTTTGCTAAGTATGTTGCACAGGGTGATGGCATCTCCGAGGCATTTATTAAGGCATACCCAACCAATAATGAAAAGTATGCAGATTACCAAGGTAAAATTTTATTAAGTACCGAAAGGGTTAAGAATTTGATCAGAGAAGAAGTAGACAAGGTTTTACATGAAGCTGAGATAACTCCATTGTATTTACTTGAGAAAATGAAATCTGTTATAGATAATAGAAGCGCTCAAGATAAAGATAAGATACAAGCCATTAAAACACTAATGCAAATAAGCGGCATGATGGAGACTGACAAGCGAACTGAATCTGTTACGTTATTTCAAGGATTTACAAAGGAGCAACTAGATGCTATCCAAGGCGGAAATTCAAAAAAACTCATCGAAGCTTCGAGAGAAGTCGAGAAATAAAGATTGTATAATATGTGGGTTCTCAATGTGGGAGCATACATCTATATGGTACAACGTCTCAGAAGATTATTTTTCTGTAGAGTGCTGTGAATGCTTTTCATCTTATGATGAAAACTTTGAAATAAAAATGCCGGGATTAATATTTAATTATGGAGAATCATGATGAAAACAGTTAAATTCGATTTAATACTAAAAGTACATAATGATTTAAAAGAAAGTAAATTAAAAGGTGCTTTGGAAGATTATGTGATAAACAATAAGGTTGCTGAAAATCTTGTTCAAAAGGTTATAGGCGAAATTGACCCTCCAGAGAATTTCTTTATACATTCAATGGAATTAAAGAGCAAGAGAAAGGCTAAAAAGAATCCAGTAAAAAGTAGAGAGAAAAATGGTGTAAGTTCAAAAAGTTGGGA